CCAATTGCAAAAACAGGCGCTGTAACTTTGACCGCAGCAGAATTAAAAAACGGAATCATAGTTCATACAAATGCAACAAACACAAACTTAACTTTTCCAACAGGCACAGACATCGAGGCATCGTTTGTCGGGGTTTACACCAATATGACATTTAACGTAAGCGTTGTCGCGGCTGGCGCAGGGAGTTCTCTTTTGCAAGCAAACACAGGCATTACAATTACTGGGTCCGCTTCTATTGCCAACGCAGGAACTTACGCAATTCGACGAACCGCGGCCAATACTTACATTGCTTACCGAATTAGTTAGTGGTTTTGCCTTATGTAGATTTTAACTAGCCTTCCTTATTTCCAAGCAGCCATGACTACAACCTTTTCTTGGACCATTAACACACTGGAACGCGAAACCAGCGATGGCTATGTGTTCACCGCCCACTACACCGTCGATGCCAACGACGGCACCTATTCCGCTGGCGCTTACGGCAGCCTTGGCCTAGAACGTCCCGAGGGCGACATGGTGCCCTTTGCTGATTTGACTGAAGAAATCGTGATCGGCTGGGTGCAGGACAAACTTGGTGCTGCTGCGGTCGCCAACATCGAAGCCTCGCTAAATGCGCAGCTCGATGAGCAGCGCCAGCCCACCAAAGCCGCAGGCCTCCCCTGGGTTAGCTGATGGCGGTCAAATCCAAAACCGGCACCGCACGGATCGAGCATCAGCCCGGCCCGCCCAAGACCACCAGCCAGGGGTTCGGCCAGCGGTCACGTCCACGTCGTCGCGGCAAGAAACCGCTCCGCGGTCAGGGCCGGTAATGGACGCCCAAACCCGCGAGAACTGGCGCAAGATCCGCGACACGCTAGAAGCTGCGGGCAAGACCGATAACCACTACTACCGACGTGCTCTTGCCATCCTCGCGGGGATGCCTGACCCTTTCGATCGTTACGATGGGATCAGGACCGGATCAGCCGATGGCGGACGAACCTAAATCAGTCGGCGGCGTCCTCGTTGCTTCACTCCCGGCCGCGATCGCCGCTGGCCTGTTCGCCATCGGCGCCTTGCTGGTCAACATGCAAATCCAGTCGGCACGCATCGAGGCGACCCTTCAGCAGATGGCCGAGTCGGTGGATGAACTAAAGACAGACGCCAAGGCGCAACTGGCCGATCTCGATAGGCGTGTTCGACAACTTGAGATCCGCAAGTAACCTGAAAGGAGCGCAATGCAAAACATGGACCCCACCACCCTCGCCGTCATCGCCATCCTGGTTGCCGCTGGCTCTGAGGTGATCGCACTGCTGCCCATCCGCGCTAACAGCTGGGTGCAGCTGATCGTCAAGATGCTCAAGCTGGCGTTCCCAAAGCGCTGACGGTCGCACCAAGGCTCGACCGTGCGATCGAAGACTGGCACGCCACGCAGCCGCCTGACATGCCGCCGCCGGTGATCATCGAGCACCCAATCGACACCAAACAGCAAACTGGCGACAGCCAGCTGCTAGGTGGTCCCATCAGCATTCATGCACCGTGGCGCCGTGACTAATTCAGCACCGATCACCCTTGAGCAGCTGTTTCGCTACTACCGCAACGAGCCGCACCAGGCCGCGGCGATTCAGCTGCTGGAGCAAGACCTAGCGGTGAACGGCTACGCGGTCGCCATGCGCCGCGATCGGGCATGGTTCCAGACTTGGAGCCAAGACGGCAAGCAGGCCGACCTCACTGCTGCACTGGCGCTGATCAAGGCGTTTGAGGGCTGCCACCTTGAGGCCTACGCCGATCCGCTGCACGGCTGGGACGTGGCAACGATCGGCTACGGAACCACCCGCTACCCCGACGGCCGCAAGGTCAAACAGGGCGACAAGATCAATGCCATCGAGGCGGACATGCTGCTCCGCCAAGAAGTGGACCGCATCGCCGCCAAGCTGCGCGACACGGTGCCCCACTGGAAGGAGATGGCCGACCACCAGAAGTGCGCGCTGATCTCCTTCGCCTACAACCTCGGCAGTGGTTTCTACGGCACGCCGGGCTTCGAGACGATCAGCCGCGAGCTGCGCGAGAAGGACTGGGCGGCGGTGCCTGCTGCAATGCTGCTCTACCGCAACCCCGGCACCAACGTTGAGGCCGGCCTCAAGCGGCGCAGGGATGTAGAAGGCCGCCTATGGGCTGGCATCAAGCAGCAGCAGCAGCCGGCCGCCAAGCCCAAGCCGGGCGATCCGTTCAGCACCAAGCTGACGCCGCACTTCACGCTGGGCGAGTTCGCCCTGGGTGAGCCGGCCCGGCGCTTCGTGACGCAATACCAGGTGGACACCGCCATCGAGCTGGCCACCTTTCTGGAGCGCGTGCGCACGGCGTTCGGCGGCAAGCGCATCACGATCACCTCGGGCTACCGGCCGCCAGCGATCAACCGCGCGATCGGCGGCGCCAGTCAGTCAGAGCACCTCTACAACGCACCCAACGTGGGCGCCGTGGACTTCTACGTTGACGGCGTGGACATCAAGAAGGTGCAGGACTGGGTGGACCGCGAGTGGCCCTACAGCGTCGGATACGGCGCACCCAAGGGCTTTGTGCATCTGGGCATCCGCGTGGGCAGGCCTAGAGTCCGCTGGGACTACTGAGCCTGAATGATCATTCCTGACCACGAGATCGCCCGCCTCTGTCGCCAGGCGGCGATGGTGGTGCCCTACAACGCCGACCTGCAGAACCCCGCCAGCCTCGATGTGCTGCTGGGTGATCGGCTGATGATCGAGGTGCCCGAGCGCCCCGAGCTGCAGATCCTCGGCATCGGCCACCACACCCAAGCGGATCCGTATTGGCTGGCGCCGGGTGAGTTTGCCCTGGCGGAGACGCAGGAGATGTTCAACCTGCCCGACCACATCGCGGCCCAATTCGTGCTCAAGTCCAGCCGCGCACGCGAGGGCCTGGAGCACCTGCTGGCAGGGTATTGCGACCCGGGCTGGCATGGCAGCCGGCTGACGCTGGAGCTGCACAACAGCCGCCGCTTCCACAACATCGCGCTGTGGCCTGGCATGAAGATCGGCCAGATGGTGTTCCACGTCATCGCCGGCACGCCCGAGCGCACCTACCGCGAGACGGGCCGCTACAACGGCGACCAGCAGGTGACCGCTAGTCGAGGCTGACCAGCGCCGCCACCTTCGCAGCCATCTCGGCGGCCGCCTCGTCAATCAGGTGGGCGTACCGCTGGGTGGTCTGCGGGCTGGCATGGCCGAGCAGCCCGCCGATCTGCGGCAGCGACAGGCCGGCACTCACCCCGAGGCTGGCGTAGCTGTGGCGCAGGTCATGGACGCGCAGCACGCTGATGTTCGCTGCGGCGCACAGCTCCAGCCACTGGCGCCGGTAGCTGATCAGCGGACCATCGCCAGCGCCGGCGATCACCCATGGCGTGTTCGACTTGCGTCTCAGCTCTCGTAGGATGAGACTTGCTGCTGGCGGCAGATGCACCTTGCGCTCGCTGCCATCGCCGCCGGTCTTGTGCTTCTCGGCGGGGATCATCAGCACCGTTGCGTCATCGTTGATCCAGTCCCACCGCGCGTGCATGATCTCGCGCAGCCGGCTGCCGGTGAGCAGCAGCAGCCGGATCAGCTGCACAAATCGCCACCGCGCGCCGGTGGTGCCGAACGTGTCCAGTGCGGCGAGCAGCCGCTGCAGCTCATCGCGTGACAGGTAGCGCCGCCGCTTGCGCTCGGTGTTGGCCTGGATGCGCGTGCATGGATTGGAGTTTTGCGGCCGCATCTCCCACAGCTCAGCCAAGATCATTGCCTTGCTCAGCACTTCCAGGCAGCGGTTGGCCAGCACCGGCCGATCGAGGCTGACGCGGTGGAACCATGCCGCGACATGCCGCTGCTGGACATCGTGGACCTTGATGGCGCCAAACTCCGGCAGCAGGTGGCGGCGCCAAATCAGCTCATTGTTCACCACGGTGCCAGCCCGCAGCTTGCGCCAGTGTTCCACCTTGATGCGCTCCAGCAGCTGCGCCACCGATGGCGATCGGCGGAGCTTCTGGCGGGCGCTGCTGGGTGCCTCCCCGCGGGCAACATCGGCAAGGATCTTGTGCGCCTCCTCGCGGGCAGCGGTGACGTTGACCACTTCGGCGCGGCCGATCTTGTGCGTCTGCTGCTTGCCGCTTGGTTCCCGGTAGCGCAGATACCAGGTCCGAACACCGGACGGCATCACCATCAGGCCGAGGCCAGGCAGCTTGCGATCGGGGATCCATTGCTTGCTCATCACTCTCTCCATTCGCGCACTATTCGCGCAAGTTTCACAGAACCGCCGGGACAGTGCATGAATCAGCGTGAGCTGTAAAGCTATGGAATCATTGAGAAATGGGACGTTTAATGATCCGGCGTGAACTGCAATGAGAGGCCATTTTTGCGGCTCATAACCTGAAGGCCGCAGGTTCAAATCCTGCCCCCGCAACCAGAAAAGCCCGCTAGGTCAATGACTTAGCGGGCTTCTTTGTTTCTGGACTCAGGCTGTGATCCCCCGTTCGCGCACTATTCGCGCAATCCGCCCCGGCGCCTCGGCTGGATCATCCATGGCGATCATCTGGTAGTCATCGACGCCGTGGATCTCCGCCCAGTGCTGCGCGGCGATGTGGGTGGGGAACGGCCCGACGTGCCACGGGCCGAGGTTGAGGATGTAGGTCATGGGTGGTGGCGCCTGCCGGCACTCAAGCATGGAAAGGAGAAAGTCGGGGCCGGGATCGCCGGCCCGTGGTGTGCGGGGCATCAGGCGGCGAGCACCTCGATCTCGTCGGGCCGATAGCTTCCGCCGTCAAAGTGAACCCGAATCAGTCCCTTTGCCTCCAGGACGCGGAGCGTGGAGGAGTTGAAGCGCCCGTAGACCCGGTTGCCGTTGTAGCTGGTGGTGATGGTCTGGCCGTTGATGACCATGGTGTTGCTCCAGTCGTCAGCCAGGAAGAAAGCGCCGCAGAACACTTTGTCTGGGGTCGTGGTTGGAGCCTCAGTGATCTGGGCGTAGGTGCGGGCTTGGGCGGGGGTGAGCTTGGTGGTCATGGCCGGGTGGGTGGCTGTCGATGTGAGAACTATACACCCCCCGCAGCGCACCCTGCCCCGATCGGTCGGCCGGTTCACGCGCTGTAACAAAGGCGATCAGGTTGCACCCGCTACCGTTGGCTCAGCCGGGCGTCTGCCCATGCGGGCTTACCTGGTCGAGATCAACGCCAAGCTCATCGTTCGATCCGACACCGACCCCCAGGAGCTGCCAGCCGACATCTACAGCCAGCTGGCGGAGTTCATCCCCAGCGACGACGACATCGTGGATCTCGACGTTTCTGCCTTCCTCCTGCCTGGCCAAGACGATGGTGGACAAGCACCACATTGACGAGACCCGGCTCATCACCCGCCGCTCGGCGCGTGATCAGATCCACTTGGCATGGAACTACGAGTGCGCCTATTGCGGCGACCCGCTCGGGCGCAGCCCAACCCTCGATCATGTGACCCCCAAGGTGCATGGCGGCCTGACGGTACGCCAGAACCTCGTCTCCTGCTGTTTCATGTGCAACAGCCAGAAAGGCCACAAGGGCTGGGTTGATTGGTTTCGCGCCCAGCCGTTCTGGTCCTCCACCCGCGAGTGGTCGATCATCCAATGGCTAGGGCAGGATCTTGCTGAGCACCCAGATGATGAGAGCGCAGGCGACCCAGTAGATGATTGACAGGTAGGTGATCTCAGCCAAAGTCACGGGCCAGCAGGTGGTTGAGGTACAGCTCAGCCTGCCACATGTCGCTGGAATAGCGGCAGTATCCATGCGCGCAGCTGCGGTAGTACAACTCCCCGCCAGCAGCCGGTTCCAGCGTGTCAATCCATCCGCCATCGCGCTCGGTGCGACTGATTACGGTGGGCTCTTGCATGGTGTGAACACCGCGCAGGTCGGCGCAAATCTGCCCCCAGTCTGGCGACATTCGGGGATGTCCAGCTCGCATCGGCCGCGGCCGCCAGGCGTCCAGTGGATGCAATCCCAGCACATCACCTTGGGCGATGCCTCCACCGGCCGGGCTTTGGCTCGGAACGCGGTGTAGATGTTCTGCCCCCTGAGCATCGCCTGGCGCAGGTCAACGGTGCCGGTGTCAGCCACCAGCTGGTGCTCGGGCTTTGGGCCGAGGATGATGTGCGCGTGCCACGTCTGGCTCGCCCGCTCGCAGGTCAACAGCAGGCGGCCGGCGTGCAGCGAGATCATCAGTCTTGCTCGCCGTGCGCAGGCAGGTGATAGATCCGCTCCAGCACCATGCTCGGCGGGTCCGGTTCGTTCACGCCTGCCGCGACAAACGCCGCGGTTGGATCAGACGGATTGGCCGACAGGAACACCTGCGGCCAGAACTGGTCCTTCACCACCAGCAGGCTGATCCGCGGGCTGCGATGCAGCACCCAGATCGCCAGGCGGTCGAGCAGTGAGATGTTCGGGAGGATCATCGGTTCAGTTTGGCGAGATAGTACGCGGCTTTCAACAGTGACTCGGCGCCACCCTTGAGGCGTTCGCGCCAGATGTACTTCAGGGCATTGCCCTTGCAGTAACCCCGGAACTCCTCCGGCGTCAGCGCGGCCTCGATCGCGTCGATGCACTCGATGCCGCCTTGGCGGTAATGCGGCGGGCTGTTCACCATGTCGCTGTCGCTCATCGCTTCCTGTCCTCCAGCTCGCTGGCCAGCACCGCTGCAGATCGCAGCAGCGTGGTCAATGTCATCGGCCTCATGTTGCGGTCACTGGCGTAGCGCAATGCCCAACGGAAACCCATCGACACGTTGCCGCCGCCAAGTTCACGCGCCTGCTCGATCTCCTCACGGCTCATCCTGATGTTGACCGTGAAGTTGCGGCCTTTGCCTTTGGGGCGACGATCGCTCAGGACCATCGCCCGCCCAGCAGGAATCGGCGGCAGACGGCGATGCACTGCTGCGCGTGCTTCTCCGCCAGGTGGCTCTCAGCATCACCGATCGCCAGCACGCAGGCGGCATGAAGCTCGGGATAGGCGGTGTCGCGGAAGTTGGCAGCGATGTCGCGGCAGAACTCCTCCCACAGCCCGGTGTAGGTGCCGCAGGTGCGGCCGCTGGCTTCATAGAGCGCGTCGAGCATGTCGGCGCGTTGCTGGTCAAGTTGGACGCGGTTCATGATTGGATCAGTGCTTGCAGGATGTTCAGCAGCTCCTCGCGGCGCGCGGAGATGTGCGGGTGGCTGGGCAGGTTGACCAGCTGATCAAGGCGAGCTTTGAGCAGGCCAACAAGCCGCTGGCGCTCCTCTTGCTGCCCGGCGTGGAACATGCCGGAGTCGCTGATCAGGGCCTCCAGTTTGGCGCGGATGTGATCCATCAGGCGACCTCCACCACGGCACCTGGCCAGCGGTTCTCGGCGTAGCGAATGGCGGCGCGCTTGGTCTCGGCGCGGGTGATCCATGTCATCGGCATGGCGCCGGGCTTGTAGACCAGCAGCCGATACTCCCGCGTGCGGGTCTTTGGCCGCGGCCGGCTAATGCCATCGCCATGGCGACTGACGGACTCTTCAGCCCATTGGAAAGGAACGATCTCACGCATGGATGGACGGGTCGGTAACGGTTGCGGGATTGAGCCATTCAATTTCTTGCCACCACGGCATCCATGTGATGGCGGCCTTGGCTTTGGCATCGGTCAGGCTGTGCGCCCAGATGCACTCGATCACGTTGGCGGATCGGATCTGGAAGTAAAAGCGGCGCATCTTGGTCATGGCTTCAGCGGCGCATGGCACGCCGGGTGATCGTTGTGGGCTTGCACGGCAGCATCACGGCCGCCGGCGTAGCCCGCTGCATAGATCGCGGCGAGCGTCACCAGTGCGGTGATGCGGTTGATCCAAGGGTTGGTGATCATGATGATGTGGGTGGTGGTGGGGAGCTTCGGAGGGCTCAGGACGGCTCGCTGTGCTTCAGAAGATGAAGCAGTCGAAGGATGCGGCCTCTGTCAGCAGTGTTGTCGCTGGAATCCAGATTCCAGCGATCAAGAGCTTGGATAAGAGTGCTGAGTTCAAAGTCGGTCACTTGCAAGGTGTGCAGTGCAGTTGGCTTGCTATTGAACTTCAGGCGGATGCGAGAGTCGGTCATGGCTGTCGGTGGGTGGTGGCCTCGTCGGCCGTCCCGCAATGATGATGCACCGCAGGCAGCGCATCACCCCCGGTGTGACATTTCTTCATGCGGCCACCCATCGGCCTCCCGCGACCGCCGTTCGTTCGCCTCCCGCAACGGCGCCAGCTGGTCCTTCGCTTCCTGGTGCTTCACCCGCAGCCGCGTCCGGCCAGCTTTCAGCTCCATCGGCACACGCAGCACCGGCTTGCGCTTGTGCGCAGCGCTCCAGCCCACCGCATAACTGGGCACCGTCACCTCGACCGTGAACCACGCATGGCCGCACGCCTCGCAGATCCGCTTGCGCACGATCTGGTCATCCGGATGGCTGTTCGTCACGGCCGCGCGGTGGACGCTGTGGCTGCACTGTGGGCAAAGCATGGGCAAGATGGGGCGACCTGCCCCGGATAGATGAACTTCGGTGAATGGATGGCGGTGGACATCCCGCCCGAGAAGCTGTTCAAGCTGGAGGCAGAGTGCCGCGCCCTAGAGCGCAGCACTAACACCAGCCAGCTTGCAGCCCAGCTCCTTCGGCAGTGCTACTACCAACAGGAGGTGCTCCAGCAGGCGGTCCATGAAATCGCCAGGCTGGAGCTGGAGCTGATGCAGCTCTAGAACAGATCCTCCTCGTTGACGGCGACCACCTCCCCGCCGGTTGCCTTGGCCAGGCTCTGCGCCGCACCAGCTGCTGCCATCTTCTCTTCGATCCCCTTCTGGGTCTTAAAGTCCGGCTCGATCGTGATGCCGAGGTACTTCACCCCCGACTGGCTGGTGTTGTTGTAGCCCGTGATTCGCACCGGAATCTCGCCCTTGTCGTTGGGATCGGCGTTCATGACGTAGCTGGCGAACGCCATCCGGTCCTCCTCCTTGATGCCAAACACCCCGTCGATGTCGGGATATTTCTTGCTGGCGTCGTAGCGATCACCGAGCCGCTGCTGCAGCTTCTCGGGCGTGTTCTTGAAGATGGCGCCTTTGGATTTGAAGGTCATGGTCTCGGTTGGTTGGATGAATGGTTGGGGATCCCGCGCAGGTTCCGGGCTTCATACGCCTCAACCTCCGCGACGGGATACAGGACACGGCCGCCGATCTTGACGAACCGCGGCCCACGGTTCTGGCTGCGCCAGTTGTCGAGCGTGCTCAACGTGACCACGCCACGCCAGCGCGTTGCCAGCTCCCGCGGCTGCAGGTACTCCGGCTCAGAAGATTTCATCGTCATCAGGCACTGCCTCCTCTACTGTCGCCGCCTTGGCGATCTTTTGGTTCAACTCTTCCACGCTTGTCTTCGCTGGCGCTGGCGTGGGCTCGATGACGGTCACCGGCTCCACGTCGAGCACCTCTTCCTGAGTCTGGATGCCCACCAGCAGCTCGGGGATGTACAGCCGGCCCCAGAACGCTGCCGATCGGTAGCGAATCATCAGGTCCGGCATCGTGGTCCACTTGCTGCCGCTCTTGGTTGCCCAGCCTTCACGCTTGGCCATCGCCATAGTCACCTCAGGCCCGCGCAGCTCCTCGCCGGTGGCCAGCTCGGTAGCCACTGCGGTGCAGGCCAGCGTGTCGCCCTTGCCGCTGATGTCGTAGCGCAGCGGACTGAAGCGCCCGCAGCCGTTGATCAGGCCGATGATGAACTGGCTGCTCCAGCTCGGGCGGCCGTGAATGATGTGCAGGTTCTGCATCACCATCAGCGGGTCCATGCCCATCCGCCGGCTGATGTTCAGCGCCACCAGGCAGTTGGCGTACCCCGCCTGCCCTTGGAATTGCTGCGGGATCAGCGTGCTGCTGGCCAGCGCCTTGGCAAAACGTTGCGCCTCATCAAAGGCCGCGCCGCTTGAGAACACGCCGCCCTGTTGGGTGGTTGTCAGTGCGTTGCTGTTGTCCATCAGTAGGTCTCGATCTCAGTGGGTGCTGTGGGCATGGATCCATCCGGCCGCGGCCGCATCCAAGCGGGCAGGCTGATGGTTTCGATCTGATCGCTGTAGCCCGGCCACGCATTGGCAGCCTTGCAGGTAGCAAGCGTGTCGAGATCCCGCACCGCTTGCATGGCGCCAAGGCCGATCATCTCCGCATCGGCAGCGTAGACAGCCACCGCATAGGGCGGCTTCTTCTCTACCACGATGAAGATGAACTGATCCGGGCAGGTGCCAGTCGCCTCCGCCACGCCGCTCAAATACCAAGCCGCTTGGACGTGATAGCGCCAGTTTGCCACCGATTTCTGGAACCCTTTGGGGCTCGCATCCTCGGTGGTCTTCAGGTCGATGATCAGGCTGCGGTCATCGGTCAGCCAGTCTGGCCGGCACTTGCACTGCAGCCCGGTCGCATCATCGGTCCACATGTGCGTTGTCTCCGCCTTGCCAGGCAGCTGCTTGAGCAGCATCGCGGCAGCCGGGTGGCTGTAGACCGCGTGGCCCATCCGCATCACCTGATCGGCATCGGTACGGGAAATCACCGTACGGCCGCTGGCAGCGGTGCTGAAGGCGTCCCATTCGGCCTTGCCCTGCTTGGTGCGGCGGTCGATGCCTTCAGGCATCACGACGTAACGCTTGTCCCATTCCTCTAACTCAAGGACGTGGGTGTGGACGGCAGTGCCGACCAGCATGGCTGGCGTGGGCTCGGGCTCGACCCGATTCGGATCCAAGTAGCGCGCCCAATAGTGCAGCGGGCTGCGGGCCACCTGGTCGAGGTGGCTCTTCGATACCGCCGCGTGGCGGTGGTAGTCGGCGTTATCCATAGGCAATGGCTCATCGGGGCTCATCGAGCTTACCGCATCTTCGGCTATCCTCACTGCAGTTCCTCCCAACTCATTGAAATCATTTAGCAATTTGCCCCGGAACTCGGATACCACTACCGCTGTCGCGGGTCTAGTCCAGTGAGTCTCATGCTCCGTCCTTATCAACACCAAGCCATCTCGGACCTACGCGCTGCCTACCGCCAAGGCGCGCGCGCTCCCCTCCTCGTTGCCCCCACCGGCATGGGCAAGACGGTGGTGTTCTCCGCCATCACCCATGGCGCAGTTGAACGTGGTCGGCAGGTGCTGATCCTGGTTCACAGGCGCGAACTGATCACCCAAGCCAGCAGCAAGCTGGCAGGTGCAGGCGTGCCTCACGGCATCATCGCGGCTGGATTTCCGGCGTCAGATCAGCCGGTGCAGGTGGCCTCGGTTCAATCCTTGGCGCGGCGCATGTCTGGCATGGAATGGTCCCCTCATTTGATTGTCATTGATGAGGCGCACCACGCCGTCGCGGGCACCTGGTTGTCGGTGCTCAGCCACTGGCCTCATGCTTACCGCCTGGGAGTCACAGCCACACCAGTGCGCCAAGATGGCCGCGGCCTGGGTTCCGTATTTGACCGGCTGGTGCTCGGGCCATCCGTTGCCGAGCTGATTGGTGGAGCGTTCCTCACGCCCGCAACGATCTACGCCCCACCACCTATCGCGGATCTGTCCGGCCTCAAGACCCGCGCCGGTGACTACCGCCCCGAGCAGGCTGCCGAGGCTATGGATCGGCCCACCGTGACGGGTGATGCCATCAGCCACTACCAGCGCCTGTGCAACCAGAAGAGGGCCATCGCTTTCTGCTGTTCGACCCAACACGCTGAATCTGTGTACACAGCGTTCAACCGGCAGGGAGTCCCGGCCGCCACCTTGCTGGGAACCACCCCACCCGAGCAGCGCGACCGTGTGGTGCGTCAGTTTGCCGCTGGAACCATACGCGTGCTCGTCACCGTGGACGTGGTTTCCGAGGGCTTCGATTGCCCAGCGGCCGAGGCGGCCATCCTGCTGCGCCCCACCCAATCCGAGGGCCTTTATCTGCAGCAGGTGGGCCGGGTGCTCAGGCCAGCTGATGGCAAGGCCGCGGCGATCGTGCTGGATCACGTCGGCAACGTCCACCGCCATGGCTTCCCCGATGACCACCGCGACTGGTCGCTCGACGATCGGCCGCGGCGCGCCAAGGGCAGTGGCGATGCTGCGCCCACCGTGCGCACCTGCGAGGTGTGCTTCGCTGCCTTCCCACCCCAGCCGATCTGCCCCTGCTGCGGCACACCAGCCAAGCTCAGCGCCCGCGAAATCCGCCAGCGCGAGGGCGAGCTGCAGGAGCTGGCGCGTGAAGCTGTAGCCCGCAGCAGGCGCCGCGATCAGGGCCAGGCGCGCACGCTGGCCGAGCTGCTCGCCTTCGCCAAGCAACGCGGCTACTCGCCCGGCTGGGCATGGAAGGTCCACAATGCTCGGAACAGGTGAGCGCGATGTGCCCAACTCGGAGACCACTCTCCAACAACAGATCCGCCTGGCGCTTGGCACGCGCCCTGATGCTCGCCTATTCCGCAATCAGGTTGGCTCCTTGCCTGACCCCCGCACCGGCAGGTTGGTCACCTTCGGCTTGGCCCGTGGCTCCGCTGACCTGATCGGCTGGCGCACGGTGGTGGTGACGCCCGACATGGTGGGGCAACGCCTGGCCGTGTTCACCTCGATCGAGATCAAGACACCCACAGGCCGCATTGCTCCAGCCCAGCAGCACTGGCTTGGTGCCGTGCGCGGTGCTGGTGGCATCGCGGGCGTGGCGCGGTCTGTGACGGATGCTGAAGCCTTGCTCTCCAACCTGCCAACCTGTCCGTTAAACTCCCCGAGCCCACAGGTCTGATGAATGACCACCCACCCACTCATAGCCCAGCTCGATCGACTGCCTGATCACTGGGGCCTTGTCGCAGTCGGCAATGACAAGCGCCCCTATCAGCCCGAATGGCAGAAGCGCCCCCTCACCAAGGAGCAGCTGATTGCCGAGATCCAGGCCGGCCGCGCCGTTGCCGTTGGCGTGATCGCCGGCCCCCAGTCCGGTGGCCTGCTGTTCGTTGATCACGACGGCCTTGGCGCTTCCGAGGTGCTGGAGCAGATCGGCGCACCCCTGCGCGACCTGCCCAAGTCATGGGCCGTCACATCCGGCCGCGATGGCCGCCTCCAGATTATCTACCAGGTGCCCGAGCCGTTCTGGCACACCATCAAGACCACCAAGCTGCGCAGCTCCGTCAAGGGCGAGCAGCTGGAGCTGCGCTGGGCTGGCTGCCAGTCCGTTGTCGCAGGCGCTCACCCCATCACCGGCGCCTACCGCTGGATCAAGGGCCGCTCACCTGCCGACCTGCCCATCGCCATCGCGCCGTCCACCCTGCTCCAGCAGATGCAGCGGCAGCAGCCCGAGCCTGCCCCGCTGCTGCGACTCCCCGAATCAGAAAGCCAGCGCGCCCGCGATTTCCTCCAGCGCATCCCCGCAGCTGATGCCGATGACTACGACGCATGGGTGAAGGTCGGCATGGCGCTTCACAGCGTCGGGGATGAATCGCTCCTCAATGACTGGATCCACTGGTCAGCTGCGTCGGGCAAGTTCGAGGCCGGCGCCTGCGAGGCCAAGTGGCGCACCTTTAACGGTCACGGCGTCACCCTTGGCACCCTTGCCCATCTCGCCGGCCATGAAAAAGGCCGTTCGGGCTCCACAACCGCACGGCCTGCAAACTCCCACTCACAGGAGCCTCGACCCGTTGATCCTACAGCCCGTTCCGACAAGCTCCTCAAGCTCGAATCCAACGAGCTGCTCACCCTCCTCCGCCAGCAGCTCGGTGAGCGCCTTCGCTGGAACATTTTCACCAAGGCGATCGAGCTGGACCAGAAGCCCATCGAGCACATTGAGCACTTTTACCTGCAGCTCTCACAGCAGGGCGTGAAGGTCACCAAGGATCTGGCCGCTGATGCCGTCCACGTTGTTGCGCTGGAGAACCCTCACGATCCAGTCCGTGAATACCTGGAGCACGTTGCCGATCATGTGCCACCCGTGCCGATCGACCAGCTCGCCACCGCCTACCTGCGGCCACTTGACAAGCCCGGCAGCCTTTATGACGCCATGCTCAAGGCCACGCTCATTGCAGCAGTACGCCGCGTGTTTGAGCCCGGCAGTAAGCACGACTCAGCTTGCGTGCTCATGGGGCCACAAGGCTGCGGCAAGTCCACCTTTTGGCGCAACCTTGGCGGCCTGTGGTTCAGCGATGCCTTGCGTGACATCGGCAGCAAGGACGACCTGATGGTGCTGCACCGCAGCTGGATCATGGAGTGGGCCGAGCTGGATCACATTACCGGCCGCAAGCACGCCGGGCAGATCAAGGCCTTCCTTACCCAACAGACTGACCTGTTTCGCGCGCCGTACCAGCGCACCACCGAGTCCTATCCGAGGCGCTCGATCATCGTCGGCTCGACCAATCGCGACACCGGCTTCCTGGTTGATGACACGGGCAACCGCCGCTTCTGGGTGATCCCCGTCACCGCTGCCCCGCACATCCCCGTCGATGGCCTGCTGCTGGAGCGTGACGCCATCTGGTCCGCGGCGGTGGCCGCCTACCGCAACGGCGAACCCAACCACCTCGCCCAAGAGCATGCCGAACAGGTGGACCAGGAGAACCAGACCTATCTGGTGGACAGCCCGTGGAAGTCGGCCATTGAGGAGTGGCTCAACAACCACCGAGGCAGCCTTCGAGGCATCACCAGCGAGCTGCTTTTGACCGAGGCGATCGGCAAGCCGGTGGAGCGCCAGGGCAGAGCCGACCAGATGCAGGTCGCGTCCATCTTGAGAGACCTGGGATACGAAAAGAAGCGCGCATGGTTAGAAGGTCGGAACAAATGGGTGTTTGTCCAACCTCAGAAATGAGGTTGGAAGGCCCAGATCCGTTGCCTGCCAAGGGGTCTGCTAACCTTACCAACCTCCTAACCTTAGTAATACTTTAGTAAAAGGGGAGAGGGTGCAGTACAAATCCCCCCTATGTCGCGCATGGGGGAGGTTGGACAGGTTGGACAAATCGCTCCCCAGCATGGTGCTACTCTTCGCATGGTCGCTTTTGTTTATTCATGACCTATCAAGTAATTTCCGCTTTTGCTGCCGTGACGCCTCGCCGCCGCAAGCTGGATTGGCCCATTGATCAGCTGGATGTTGGGCAGGCGTTCATTGTCCCGATGGTTGACGGCACTGACCCAGAAGGGCGACCTGAGTCCTACATGCGCGTGATTGTCAGCAAGCAAGGCGCAAGGCTGAAGCGGACTTTTGCTTGCAACAAAGTTCAAGACGGTCTGGCCATCTCACGCATTGCCTGATCCAGCTCACCCCTTCTCGCTGGTGGGGCGCTCACTGCGCCCCTACCCTTGGCGCATGGCAACCATCACCCTCGACATCAAGTCAGAGCTGCCCAAGGCCATCCGATGGACGGATGCCATGACCAAGCAGCTTCCGTTCGCCATCAGCCAGGCGCTCAACAGCACGGCGTTCGACACGCGCACCGCATTGGGTGGTGCGACCCGCCAATACTTCGACAGGCCTAACCGCTTCACCCAGACCGCCTTCCTCTACAGCAAGAGCACCAAGCGCAACCTGGAGGCCACGGTCTATGCCAATGATCAGCAGGGCCGTGACCGTGCCCGCTACCTGCGCTTTGGCATCACGGGTGGCACGCGTCCGCAGAAGGGCTTTGAGCGCAAGTTCCTCGGCAGCATCGTGGGCACACGCACCATCCCCGCAGGTGCGCAGCTGGTGCCCACCTCACTGGTCAGGCTGGATGGCTCAGGCAACGTCAGCCTCGCCACCATCAAGCGCATCCAGAAGGGCCTCAACGGCAAGGCCCGTGGTGGCTTCTTCATCGGCACGCCTAAGGGCGGCGACAGGCCACCAGGCATCTACCGCCGCAGCAGGGAGCAGCTGTTCCCCTACTTCATCGCCACCGAGCAGCGCGCCACCTACCAGCCTCGCTTCCCGATGGGCCAGATCGGCCAGAAGGTGGTGCAGCGTCGCTTTGGGCAGTACCTGCGCAGTTCGCTGGAGAGGGCCGTTGCAGGGGCACGCTGAGGCTTTACGGGTCCTTCCTGGGC